TACTTGTTGAACAATATTATGCCGACACTTTAGACCCTGAAGGTAGGGGTTACAAAAATCTAATTCGTATGATGACAGAAGATGGATTCTTCAAATATCTCGGTAAGAGTGATGATGAATTTATAAAATTTATACGACCTTTGATGAAATTGACAAGAAAAGAAAAAAGACAACACAAACAACAAATAGAAAAATAAAAAAATTATGAAAGAAACAGATGTAATTAAAATGGAGTTCTTGATTACCTTGAACAACAACATCGTAATCCAACGTTACTTTAACGTAAGAGATTACAATCCACAAGCTCGCAGTTCTATGGAATTGTATCAGTATTTAAAAGACTTTGTAGACGGGTTTGAGTACGGCCAAAAGATGCGTTCGGTTGTATACCTTTTGGAGAACAAAGACGAAATTTTGGAGAACCCAAGTATCTTGCAAACGTCAAATACTGAGGGTCCAGAAACATTTAACTTTTTAATAAAGGTAGGAGAACAGACAATTTGTCATAGAATTTTGGACGCTAAATTGTTCCCACCTAAAATAAGATACACCGTAGACATACGCCAGCAAGTAAAAAGTGTATTGAAGGACTTAACTGACATTTTTTCAGACGAAAAATTTGTTACAAGTTATATGACTTATAGCTTAATCTAATAGTATTTATCAAAACTAACAAGGGAATTTTAATTATGTCAAACAAGAATTTTGAGTATCTAGGTAACACGTTTCAACTACAATTATTAAATCAGATTATCTTAGATAAGGACTTCTCACATTCTATCATTGATGTAATTGAACCCTCACACTTTGAAAACAAATATTTCAAAACACTTCTCCAATTGGTGAAGGAGTACTATGTAAAATACGATTGTACTCCATCATACGAAACACTTTCACAAATGGTGAAAAGTGAGTTTCCACAAGAGTTGATGTTGAAAATTCTAAACGACACTATCAAACAGATACAAACTGCGTCTACTGAAGGAGCATCGTTTGTACAAGAAAAATCATTGAAGTTCTGTAAACAACAAGAGCTTCAAAAGGCAATCACCAAATCACAAAAAATACTTGATAGTGGAGAATTTGAAAACTATGACAAACTTGAAGAACTCGTAAGAAGTGCTCTCCAAGTAGGAGAAAATGGAAACAAGATTGAAGATGTTTTCCAAAACTTGGAAGATGTTTTGAACGAAGATTTCCGTCATCCAATTCCAATGGGAATTACTGGCATTGATAAGTTATTAAAAGGTGGATTGGCAAAAGGTGAATTGGGTGTAATCTTGGCACCAACTGGTGTAGGAAAAACTACAGTCCTTTCAAAAATTGCTAACTCAGCATTTAATAATGGTTACAATGTTCTTCAGTTATTTTTTGAGGACAACCCAAAAGTAATCCAACGTAAACACTTCACAATGTGGACAGGTATACCACCTGATGAACTCCCATTACACCGTGAAGAAGTTCTTGAAAAAGCACGTCAGGTCAAAGAAGAAATGACCAACAAATTGTTCTTGAAAAAACTACCTTCAGACCAATTTACAATGACTCAAATTAAGAACATGATTAGAAAGATGGTTGCTGATGGACACAAGATTGATATGATTGTTTTAGATTATATTGATTGTATTGTACCTGACAGAAATATGGGTGATGAGTGGAAAAGTGAGGGTTCCGTTATGAGAGGTTACGAAGCTATGTGTCATGAACTTGGCGTAGTGGGATGGACCGCAACACAGGGTAACAGAAGCTCTATATCTTCTGAGGTTGTAACCACCGACCAAATGGGTGGTTCTATTAAAAAGGCACAAGTTGGACACGTTATCATTTCCGTGGCTAAAACTTTACAACAAAAAGAAATGAATTTAGCAACCATCGCAATTACCAAGTCTCGTGTGGGTAAAGATGGGGTTATCTTTGAAAACTGTAAGTTCAACAACGAATTGTTGGAAATTGATACTGAAAGTTCTGTTACCTTCTTAGGATTTGAAGAAAAGAAAGAAGAGAAAAACAGAGATAGAATCAAAGAACTTATGGAGAAAAGAAAAGAGCGAGTACAACAACCAAATAACTTTAATTAATAAAAAAAAATAGTATTTTAAATAAAATGGACGCATCACAAAAGATATTGTCGGACCTAACGGTTCACATGAAGTATTCAAAATTTATTCCTGAGTTGGAAAGAAGAGAAACTTGGGAAGAGCTTGTAACAAGAAACATGAATATGCACATTAAGAAATACCCCCACATTGCAAGTGAGATTGTGGACGTGTATCATTATGTGTATACTAAAAAAGTATTACCTTCAATGAGGTCAATGCAATTTGGTGGTAAACCAATTGAGATTTCTCCAAACAGAATCTACAACTGTGCTTACCTTCCTATTGACCACTTGGACGCATTTTCAGAAACAATGTTCTTGTTATTAGGTGGAACTGGAGTAGGATATTCAGTTCAAAAACATCACGTAGAAAAACTTCCTGAAATTAGAAAACCTAACCCAAATAGAACAAGAAGATTCTTGGTTGGGGATTCTATTGAAGGATGGGCTGATGCAATTAAAGTGTTAATGAAATCTTACTTTGGTGAGCATTTGTCAACACCTGAGTTTGATTTTTCAGACGTTAGACCAAAGGGGGCACAACTTGTAACATCAGGTGGTAAGGCACCGGGTCCTCAACCTTTGAAAGATTGTATTCACAAATTGAAAGGTATGTTGGACGCAAAAGAAGATGGTCAAAAATTATCATCAATTGAAGTTCACGATATGATATGTCACATTGCAGACGCAGTTCTTGCTGGTGGTATTCGTAGGGCGGCTTTGATTTCTTTATTCTCAGCTGATGACAACGAGATGATTGCTTGTAAATCAGGTTCTTGGTGGGAAACAAATCCACAAAGAGGTAGGGCTAACAATTCAGCGGCTTTGGTTAGACATAAAATTACAAAAGATTTCTTCATGGACTTGTGGAAAAGGGTTGAAGCATCAGGAGCAGGTGAACCTGGAATCTATTTCACCAATGATAAAGATTGGGGTACTAATCCATGTTGTGAGATAGCATTGAGACCAAACCAATTCTGTAACTTATGTGAGGTAAATGTTTCTGACATTGAATCACAAGAAGATTTGAATAACCGTGTTAAAGCGGCGACTTTCATTGGAACACTTCAAGCAGGTTATACTGATTTCCATTACTTGAGAGACGTATGGAAACGTACAACTGAAAAGGAAGCGTTGATTGGTGTATCTATGACAGGTATCGGTTCAGGTGTTGTATTGGGTTATAACATGAAAGAAGCGGCTAAACTTGTTAAAGAAGAAAACGCAAGAGTTGCTGAGTTGATTGGTATTAACAAGTCGGCTCGTACAACTACCGTAAAACCAGCAGGGACAACATCTTTGACATTGGGAACATCTTCAGGTATCCACGCATGGCACAACGATTATTACCTTCGTAGAATCCGTGTTGGTAAGAACGAAGCAATTTACCAATACTTGGCAATGTATCACCCTGAGTTGGTTGAAGATGAATTCTTCCGTCCACACGACACGGCAGTTATTTCAGTTCCACAAAAATCTCCTGAAGGAGCAATTTTGAGAACAGAATCTCCATTCCAATTGTTGGACCGTGTTAAGAAAATCACACAAGAGTGGGTAAGACCTGGTCACAGAACTGGTTCAAACACACACAACGTATCAGCAACAATCAGTTTGAAAAACGAAGATTGGGAATTGGCAGGTGAGTGGATGTGGGAAAACCGTGACTTCTACAATGGTTTATCTGTATTACCTCACGATGGCGGAAGTTACATTCAAGCACCATTTGAAGACTGTACAAAAGAAGAATATGAAAGATTATTCGCTAAACTTCACACAATTGACTTATCAAAAGTTGTTGAATTACAAGACAACACAGATTTGAGTGGTGAATTGGCTTGTGCTGGTGGAGCTTGTGAAATCAAGTAATATTAATAATAACGATAAAAATGGAGGGGAGAAGGTAATACTTCTCCCTTCTTCATTTTATATTGAAGATGGAAAATATGTCTTTACCGAAGAATTTCATTTGGAAAGAGGTTCTTGTTGTGGTTCAGGTTGTAGACATTGTCCTTATTTTCCTAAATACAAAAAAGGAAATACAACTATATTTATAGATAATGGCTGATGGTAAAACATATGGATTAACTTTTCCTTTCGTAGAATCGTATAATGGTAAGTATTTGGACCTTTCAGATTACCCTGCGGAAGAAATTAGGAGTAATTTGATTCACTTGTTATTAACAAGAAAAGGTACAAGATATTTTTTACCTGATTTTGGTACTGGATTGTTGGAATACATTTTTGAACCTTTGGATGGACCAACTTTTAAAAACATTGAATCTGAAATAAGAGATTCTGTTGAGAAATTTATGCCTCAACTACAATTAACAAATATTAATATATCTGCACCAACTGGTGAAGCGGCTGGAGCAACTGTAACAACAGCAGGAAATGTTATTAATCCACAACTACAAATGACAAATCAAGATGTTACTGAGTATACAGCTACGGTAAGAATTGATTATTCTATAACTAATGACGTTTTTAATTCAAAAGATTTTATAATACTTAATATTTAACATAAATGGCTCAAAGAAGAATATCATATACCGTAAGGGATTTCCAAGCAATTCGTCAGGAATTAATTAATTACACAAAAACTTATTATCCAGAATTGATTGATAACTTCAATGATGCTTCAGTTTTTTCTGTATTCTTGGATTTAAACGCAGCCGTAGCCGACAATTTACATTATCATATAGATAGAAGTATTCAAGAAACAGTTCTTCAATATGCACAACAACGTTCATCAATCTATAACATTGCAAGAACGTATGGATTAAAAATTCCTGGTCAAAGACCATCTGTAGCTTTGGTTGATTTTTCAATTACAGTTCCGGCATTTGGTGATAAAGAAGATGAAAGATATTTGGGAACATTAAGACGTGGAAGTCAAGTTCAAGGTTCAGGTCAAGTATTTGAAACAATATATGATATTGATTTCGCATCACCATTTAATGCTGATGGTATACCAAATAGATTAAAGATACCAAATTTTGATGCCAACAACAACTTAATAAACTACACAATCACTAAAAGAGAAACTGTAGTAAATGGTATTACAAAGGTATTCAAAAGAGTTATAACTCCAAATGATGTTAGACCTTTCTTTGAATTTTTCTTACCTGAAAAAAATGTTTTAGGAGTCACATCAATAATTCAAAGAGATGGTACATCTTATTCTAACGTACCAACGGCACAAGAATTTTTAGGTGTGCAAGGTAGATGGTATGAAGTATCGGCACTTGCTGAAGATAGAGTTTTTATTGAGGACCCTACAAAACCATCAGATGACCCAGCAATTAAAGTTGGAAGATATATACAAACACAAGATAGATTTATTACAGAATACACACCTGAAGGTTTTATAAAACTTACTTTTGGTGGAGGAACAAATACTGCTGAAGACCAACTTAGAGAGTTTACAGCACTTGATGTACCGTTAAAGATTCAAAGATACCAAAACAATTCAATGTCATTGGGTAATGCTCCACAAGCAAATACAACAATGTTTATACAATATAGAATTGGTGGTGGACAAGGTACAAACTTAGGTGTTAATGTTATTACACAAATTGGTTCTGTTGATTTCTTTGTTAATGGACCTTCTGATATTATAAATAATTCTGTAATTAATTCATTAGCTTGTAATAACGTAACGGCCGCGATTGGTGGAGCAGGATATCCATCAACTGAAGAAGTTAGAAATTATGTAACGTTTAACTTTGCAGCACAAAACAGAGCGGTTACAATACATGACTACGAAGCGATTATAAGAAATATGCCGGGTCAATTTGGAGCACCTGCCAAAGTATCTATTACTGAAAACAATAATAAAATTAATATCAATGTATTATCATATGATGCTACAGGTAATTTAACATCTGAAGTTTCACAAACTATGAAGAAAAATTTGGCGGAATATTTGTCAAATTATAGAATGATTAATGATTATGTTGTTATTGGAAGTGCAGAAGTAATTGATTTGGCGTTAGACATTTCAGTTGTTTTAGATGCTACACAAAACCAAGGAGTTGTTATTTCAAACATTGTGGATAGAGTCACCACATTCTTTAGTCCTACTGTAAGAGGTTTGGGTGAAAATATTGTATTATCTGAATTGAATAGAATATTACAAGCAGAAAATGGTGTATTAAGTGTTACTGACATTTCAGTATTTAACAAAGTTGGTGGTCAATATAGTTCGGCACAAACAGCAATGCCTTATTCAGATGCGGCAACAAAGAAAATTTCTTTAGTGGACAACACAATATTTGCAGAACCAAATCAGATTTACCAAGTCCATTTCCCAACTAAAGATATTACGGTAAGAGTTAAAAATTACCAGACAACAAACTTCTCTTGATAATTTATTTTATTCATTCTTTAACTACTATTATAAAATAGTGTATAAACTATTTATGATAGAAAGTAAAAGGAATGTCCAAAACTTATAGAATACGTACAGAAGTTGGTGTTGATAGACAAGTCAATATAGAATTAGAACAAGATTTTGACCAGTTAGAGATACTTTCTTTAAAAGTCAGAAGTGAAGATGTCTACACAAGAATGTGTGCAGACTATGGTGTAATTGTAGGTCGTGTTCTTGCCAATGGTGGATACGGTGTTCCAAATGTAAGAGTTTCTGTTTTTATTCCAATAACAGATGAAGATTTAAATGATGAAATAATTTATGATTTATATCCTTACCGAAGTCTTAATGATGTAAACGCTGATGGATATAGATATAATCTATTACCTTATGAGCAACAACATACAGGTCATATCCCAACAGGAACATTCCCAAGTAAAAATGATATTTTAACAAACCCAGCGTTGATTGAGGTTTATGACAAGTATTATAAATTCACTGTTAAATCAAATGGTAGTGGTGACTATATGATAATGGGTGTTCCAATCGGAACGTATACTGTTGTTATGGATATGGATTTGTCTGACATCGGACCATTCTCATTATCACCACAAGATTTAATCAGAATGGGTAGAGCAACCGCAGACCAATTTGACGGTGTGAACTTTAAAAGTTCAACTAACTTATTTGAACTACCACAAATCGTAACTTTAAACCAAAGTGTAAATGTACAACCATTTTGGGGACAACCAGAAATTTGTCAAATTGATATAACAAGAACTGATTTTGATTTACGTCAATCAGGTATTAATATATCTCCAACAGCCATGTTTATGGGTTCTTTGATTACAAATAGTAAAGATTATGCTTTACCAAAGAATTGTAAACCACCACAAGATTTAGGAAGTCTTTGTTCATTAGAAACCGCACCTGGAGAAATCATTGGTGTCAGACAAACCATTTTTCAAGACACCCAAGGTAGACCTATATTAGAACAAGCTCAATTTCCACAAGGGGCAAAAACAATTGATAGTGATGGAACATGGTTATTAGAAGTTCCAATGAATTTGGATTATGTAACCACTAATGAATTTGGTGAACAAGTTTTAAGTCCTGACCCAAAAATTGGTATACCAACTAGAGGAAAATATAGATTTAAAATAAAATATTCACAACCAGCCAACTTTGCAAAGGATGAAGTTAGACGAGCATATTATTTAGTACCAAATATTAAAGAATATGGTTGGGGTACTGCTGACCCATACAATGACCCAATTTATAAACCTGACAGTAATGTGGGTTATCAAGAGTTAATAGGTTCTTATTATTTTGGTTTAGATTGGAGTGGATATACTAACGCACAAGATGCTATTGATTGTAAAGATACATTCTATGAGTTTCAATATAATAAAGTCTATACGGTATCACAATTAATTGATGAATATAAAAAAGGTACTAATAGAAAAAAGTTTATTGGTATTAAAGAAATTACTAATACTGAATGTGAAAGTGAAAATAATAGATTTCCGGCCACAGATGGGTTAAGACAAAATTTTAGTATAATACCAACCTTAGTGACGTATTTGTTATATACAGCATCATTAACAATTATGATTTTATTACCTATTGTCCATGTGTTAGCATTAATATGGCCAATTATAAGTGTATTATTAAAAGTTGTGTTTGGAACAATTTTGACAATTGTTTCAGTTATTTGTAAAGCGATTAATAAACTGCGTGGTGCTGATAATCAAATAAATTGCCCAAAACCATACAATTTTCAAAATCTTTTTAAAGAATTAACAAATCCATTTAGTAAAATAACATTACCAAATTTAACATATCCTGAATGTCAGTTTTGTGAATGTAAACAAGAACCTGTACCACAAGACAATGATGAGTTAACAGCAATTCAAGAAGCCGCGGCACAAAATTCATTATCATTAAATGCCGATTTTTTTGTGTATGACAATTGGAATCCAAATCAATCTAATGTAACAGAACACCAAGAAGTTTTTGCGGGTAAAGGATTTAATACTGAAAGTGTTAGAGTCCCAATTAGAAAAAATGATAATAATGATTTTGATTTTATTGATAAATTACCACCATGGGAAATTATCAACAAGTATAATTTAAAATCAAAATATTTTGATACTGACCCCTACGCTGGTTCAAACAGAATTAAAGTACAAGTAGAACCAAAGTACAATTCAAATACAAATCACTTTGATAATATCATGGCGGTATTTGTTGACCCAGATGTTCAAAATACTTTTATTTCGGGGCAACTATTATCTTTCCAAGAGTTGACCAAATCAACTGACCCAAATACAAGTGGTGCGACTTCAACACCTGAAACAGGGATAACAGGAACAACAAACGTTGGTAAAAGTGTAACGATGACATTTGCCAATCCAACATCACCAAATTTATCAAATAGTACTGTAACATATAATTTCCCGACAGTACCAAATGAAACTAAATCTTACAAGTTCCCAACGGACATTGAATATTTCCAAGTTATTACTGGTGTTACTTATAATGATTTTGTATCTCAAAACGCGGCATATGCTAAAGGAACTACAACTTGTAACTACCTTAATTATACTGTAACGAATCAAACTAAAAATCCAATCACAATTAATTATACGGATTACAATGGAACTTCACAAACAGCAACAATTGGTATTGTTGTGGACCAAGACACAAATACAACTTATGGTGCGACCGAAGATATATGTGCGTGTGAAAATAGTTTAAGCTCAACAAAAAAATTCAGTATAGATAATATAAATTCTTGTTCAGTTCCAGCACCTGCTGGTTCGGTCTTACCAGGAAATTTATTAAGTCAATTATACCAAAAAATTGAACTTTTTAGAAATGATGGTAAAGACGGTCATGATTTTTACGATTCATATATTGGACAATGGATTGGTGGTGAAATTAGTTTAGTCTTTATGGTTAGGGGTGTTGACCCACACAGTGGACGTAAATCAATCAAATATGATTTATCAAGAATTTTTGGTTATAGTAGTTATGGTAGAAAAGTTATTAGTGGTGACTTTTACATGAACGTTCCCGTTCAACAAGGGTTAAAGACCGTAAGAAACGCAGAATTAACAAATAACTTACAATCCAATTCAAATGGATATTTGTATTTTAACTCTTTCCAATACACCGCTGGTACTCAATACAGTGCTTATACCACTACACTTCAAAACTATTATTCATCGTTGGATATGAACCAAGTTGATGATTATCCAATTAACAACGACAATCCTGATAGTTTATTAACAAGTGATATGGTGTACAATGGTGGAAGTGGACAGTTAGTTGCAAATAGTAGTACTGAGGGTTATATACAAGGTGAATATATTGAAGGTGGTTCGTTTATATGGGCAGAAAAGGCTAAGAAAATTAAAAAAGACAATAACGGTAATGACAACAATGATACAAGACCGTGGCTTTATTTTGCACCATCTTGGGCAAGATATGCTCCTGCTAAGATGGTTGTTTATAAAGATAAAATGGTTATGAGGTCAGATAGATTACCAGTAGGTACTATATTTGATGGCAGTGCTAATAACTATTTTGCTTGGCAAGCATCAAACGCATTACCTTATACCTTTGTCGATGATAATGGTACATCTAATACCCAACTTGTTGTACCATCATTTGATTTTAGTGACCCAACAGAAAATCCTGATTTAGTAACAGGTGCGACATTTAATGCTATCGCCAATTCATTTACCTGTAATGGTATGGTTGATTTGTCTTGTTATCAAGGTGACGGTAGAAATTTTACTGCATTACCCGCAACCAATGAATGTAATACTAATACTAAAAAGGGAGATAAAGTTGTTGTTAAGGGTTGTTACATATTAGTAAACAAACCAATTGGTACCCTCTTTGGTAGGAACAATGATTATTCATTAATTATAGAATGGATTGGAAGACTTAGATTAATGATTGCAGTATGTCAAGGAACTTTTTCACATACGTTTGTAAACTCTTGGATAAATGGAACATTGTTTGCGTTCCCATTCCAAAATGCTGTTAGATTTAATGCTAAGAATGAGCCAATTGTTAGAACAGTTGTTTTAAATAAAGCCTTTTATAATTTTTGTGCCGATACAATAGTGTACGAACCACAATCTAATAATTTTTATTATCGTTCAAGTCCATGGGATGGTCAAAATTTTATAGGTCAATACCCACCATCAGGACTATTTAATTCACCAGTGAATGATAGAAACTTATTATACCCAACTACAATTATGGATTTGGGTCCAAAATTTATTTGGAGTAAAGATGTAAACAAAAGTCCAAATTACTTTGGATATCAAATGGATAGGTTCAATGCAACATCTTGGAACAATGTGTCTGATTTATTGCAATTATTTATAATATCAAGAATATCAAACTCTAACCTATTAAAATCAACCAAAACAGGTTTAGACACATCAATTTCTGCATTTTTCAGTAGACCCCAATTAAGGGTTGATGGTGATTATGCTCAGATGTTACAAATCAATTCACAGTATGGTATTGTACCATATACTGCGGATAATTATTTTGATGACCCTGCAACAACAACTGACAATGTTGTTTATGTGTCTGTTGATAATCAAAAAAATTCGGTATTTGGTATTTTTTATAGTGGGTATACTGAAGAAAGGGATTTAATATCACCACGTAGAATAGACAGAACATTTACTGGAAATACATTAATTGCCGATTATTTAGGAACCAAATCACAAGAAGTTCCATTTTATAGATGGTCAAATACAGCATATATTGATGGTCAACCGTCCATTTTTGGTAACGAGGAAAACAATTGGTATACAGAAGGTAATGCTTACAAAGAAAAATATCAAAATTTAGATAGAATGTTAAACCCAATGTTCATTGGAGGAAACAATCAAATTCAAAACAGAAAAGGTTACATTTACCAAACAAATAGTTTGGGACAATATTCCCAATCACCGGCACTTGGTAATAATAATGAAACTATAACAAGTGCACCATGGTATTTTTATTTCGGTTTAAAGAAAGGTTCGTCTGCCATGGATAAATTTACAAAATTATATATTAAATCAGAAGAATGAGCGAAAGTAATTACATAGTAGTTAAACCTGATTTGAGGTATAAGTCGGCACCCGATGCAGATTTATCTTTTGTAACAGAATTAAATCAAACACAATCACAAGTAATTGATTATGATAGAACTGTTAATGTTAATTTAGCAACATTGTTTGATGCTGAAAGGCAAAAATCTGTATTGTTTAGACCAACAGTTAAGTTATCATATATCTACGAAAATAACTTGGTAGGTTATAGTAATTACAAACCGTATAGAGATAATTTATATTATATTAATCCCGAGTTGTCTGTAATCAATGGGATATGGAGTGGATTACCAACATATCAAGAATTTGAATTTATTAGAACAGATGTGGAATCAACCCAATTAAATTTTGTTGCAAAAAGTGCGTCAACATATAATTGGAATGTTGTTTTATCCTATCCATATGAAAATGACTATACGGTACCAATGCAATATTACTTTTCAAATGGTCAGTCATTAACACCATGGGTATCAGGGGATGGAATACCATTTAAAATATCTCAAGGAACTGAAAATGGAACACCGTTAATTCAGTTTACTTGCCCTGTTCCACACGGGTTATCTGTTAATGAATATGTTGAATTGTCATTTAATTATAGTGGTGTTAACACATTCCAAGTTTCTTATTTGGGTGATAATACAATTGGTTCAGATGAATATATTTTTAGTATATACAATGTTGGATTTACGGGTTCAACATTTAATAGTGGTAATCAAGGATTCTTTAAACGAATCATAGACATTAATAATTCTGGTGAAACAAAATCAAAATATTATGTTAGATTACATAAGATTATTAGTAATCCACATGATTCAATCATTACAAGAAACGGATTTGAATTGAATCCATTTAGTGATGGTTCATTTTATCAATTTTCTTCATTAACACCAAACAATGTTGGAAGGGTTGTTAATTATCAAAGCTCAAACACATATAATATTACCATGGCTCGTGATTTGGAAGTTACAAATCAAGTTGATAATAATAAAAAACCTTTAACACAAGTGTTTGCAACATTTCAAAACGTTGGATACTTTGGTTGGTTCAATCAATTAAGAAGAGGTTGGGGATTTAATATGGTGCCAAAGACAACAAACCCGTGGTGGGCAACAACAAATCCAACATCATTAGAAAATAACACAACATCAGGATACACAAAAACACAAAATGGTGTTCCTTATAATTTTACGGTTAATCTACCAAGATATAGTGGGGATACAATGTATGGTGATTGGTGTGAGTGGAATGAAAGTAATCAATCAGAAAGGGTTATTTCAAACTACATGAATAAAATGACCTATTACCAAAAAGCGTTTGATATTGCACCTACCGCATCTACAAACCCAAGTGGGTTTTATTACCAAGTTCATTATCCAATTACCTTGAAAGTGTTTTCAGATTATATTGAAACTGCTGAACAAAGTGGAACTGAAGGAATTCCATATTGGGCTTACTTCAGTAATAACAACAAATTATGGTTTTGGAGAGATATTTACGAATATGGGTATATTGACAATTTAGGTAGAGGTGTTGATTATCCATACTTGAATACTGCCCACTACCCATTCCAAGATATTACTTTCAGATTATATCCTGAAGGTGCGTCATTTGACATAACAGATTTGTACCAAATTGTACCAGACCCGATAATAGATGGATGCGAATAAGATAAGAGTGTTGTTTAATAACCAACCCAAAGATTTGGTTATACCTCTTCAACAAGAGTGGGACTTCTATGGTCAGCAACAAGCCATTGAACAATACGAGTCAACCATTATTGAAAAAATATTAAATCAAGGGGATGATTACGAAGTTAATAGGTTTGACCATCAGTTATATGATGGAACAAAAAGTTCTTTAAACTATGATTTTTATTTAAACAATCCCGTGTTTGCGGTTAACAATTTTTGGGAAAATTCTTACTTAGCAAAATTTACTGCTGACCAAGTATATTATTACAGTCCATCATTTACAAAATCTTTTTGGAAAATAGATTTTTATGATAGTCCAACTACAAGAACACAAAAATCTTATTTTACTACAATATTACCAGTACAACAAGGAAAGTTTCAACCAACAGTTTTAAATAATACAACAGCGGTTACAATTAAAAGACCAAGTTATCAATTAGATTATATTGGTGATAAAGAAGGGTTTTTTCTTTATTGGTTGAAATCAAGACAATTCTTGAATATCAATACTTTTTATATGACGGCCAAGTTCTTTGATGGTAATACAGGACAGTTTATAAAAATGATGAAAGCACCTCAAAGTTCTTTACCAAATTATTATGATTTTCCATCTGAAGAATATTTTTACTACAAAGTAGATTTAGATTATGTAACACAAACATATCAAGTGTTTGATTACCCAAGAGGGGTACGAGCCGGAACAGTTTCAAATCCGATAAAATGGTATGAATACGTAAACCCATAATGGATACACAAGTAATGAATATCAGGGTATCACCCGAAGTCTTGAATACAATCATTCATGATGTTACTTACTCAGGTGAGACATTTGGGGTGTATTCATCTATGACTCAAACTTTAACAAGTGGTGTTAACAACACATCAAGTTTAACAGGTCTTACAGTTCCAATTCTTTTAACACAAAATACAATTGATTTGGGTTATTACTCTGTATTTGATGGTGCAATTTCACAAATAAATGTTGTAAACAATTTTATATTTTCATCCACAACAGGAAATCCATTTACTTGGTATGTTTATAATACCGCAGATGTTGAGTTTAATGCCTACCTTCAGTTATCAACATATTTTTTAGATTGGGGTGATGGAACACCATTACAACCAATTAATACGTACGCACCTAATTCTATTGTTCACACGTATAATACAAACCCAAGTGAATATACAATTACATTATCACAAAATAATCCTTGGGGAAACACAACGGTATCTAAAAATATTCAAACACCATATGTTGAAGTTCCTGATTTTAATCCAAGTGGAACTGCATACTTTACACCAAATGTTGGTTCTTGGAGTGCAACACCAATATCGTACAACTATATTTTTACTGGTGACAGTGTTAATTTAGTTGAAGACCAAGTTTCATCGGCATATGTTTCAGTACCATTTACTGTTAGTGGATATACCGACTCAAGAATTAATGACTTGGCATTTTATGGTACACCAAAATTTAAATTATTGGTACCTGTTCAAAAGAATAATGTTGATTATGGTATTATTACTGAAATTAATTTAGTTTATACAGCATATACAATACAGAATGTTGACTATGTTGACTATGCTGATGGAACTACAATTTTCTTTCTTCAGTCATCGGGTTTAACGGCAGATTGGATGGTACAAGAACCTTTAGTAAAAGATGAATTATTGTTGGGTGTCATTGCTCAAGCTGAAGTCCAATCCAATATATTCATTGAACGAGGTAAAAATTCGGCGTATGAAAGAATACAAAGAATTGGTGAGGTTGATAATTTGGGAGACTTAATAAAATATGGATATTACTTTTTTAATGTTACATAAAAAAATAAAAATGGTATTTATTACTAATAGATAAAATAAAAAAATGGCTACAGGAACCTATGGTACAATAAGACCGGCAGATGTATCACCCGAAGACGTAAGTATCGTCATGAATTATACACCATCAAGAGATGTAACGGACAATTTTGTTCTAACCACTTTGGATGCAACAACAATATTAAGACCTTATTTTAATAATGCTGCAACTGGCGGAAACTCAAATGAAATCTTGGGTGGTTTATACAATCTTAGATTACCTGCAGAAACATTCACTCAATTAGGTATCTACACTCTTTATATAAGACCAGCGGAAATTAGAACAAGTATTACTGATTGTGGTGTGTTATCAGCATTACCAAACGTTAAAGGAATTGTAATTGATTTAAGTAACGTACCAAGTCAATATGTTAATAAATTTGTTGCTCAAGGACTTGTTGGATTTAGAATTGAATATTTAAACTCTGATGGTAGTAAAATACCTAACTTCTTTAGGATTGTTACTTCAAATTTTTATTGTGAGCCTGTTATTCAAAATTTAACTAATACTTTACAAAAGGCTGTTAGATATAGATATACTGAAGGTCAAACTAATTTGGTGTTTTGTACTTTATCACCAAGTTCATCACCAACAAACAAACCAAACGCCACACCATATATTGGACAACCAGCTCAGAGTATTGTATTATCAAATACTTACTTC